TATGTTTATGTTTATGGAAAGAAGAAATAGAATCACTTGTCGGAGGAGTACCAAAACAATTAAAACCATTAAAAGGAACATTGGCACCAGCAGAAGAATTTGCGCGAGTAGTAGATCTATCAATATCTCTGGCACTAGTGGAACTGCCAAAGCAAAAACCACCACTAGATGCATCAGAAGGATCATTTAAATTTTTAGCACTGGCGGCACTGCCAAAGTTAAAACCACTAAAGGGTGCAACTGGAGTTCGAAAATTATCACCAGAACTTTCGACAGGAGGTGTAGAAGAAGGTGCTGCACCAAAAGAAAAAGACATTATATTGTATCTTGTGTTTATTGTTATTAAATTATTGAGCAATAATGAACATATCATGATTGATAATATTTAATTCAATTTTTTTGTATCAAATTATATTAATAAATTAAAATAAGTTGCATATTTTTAGTTTTTGCTAGACTTTAGAAATGTATCGATAAAATACATTTTATTTTGATGCATATTTGTAATATATTTTTCTACATGTTCCATATTGATATCTTCGTCTGCATTTTTTGTCGTGGCGAACCATTCACGTACAATTGATAAATCCACTTTAATTTTTTGTGCAAGATCTGCGGTTAACAATTTTAAAAAAATAGATAACGCGGCACGCGCATCATGATTATTCATTCCGTTATTTAATTTTTTACAAAATGATATCATAGCCGCAACCGTAATATTATATTTTTTTTGTTTTTTTGATTCGTAACGTTGTATTTTTTTAGGGTCAATGATTATTTCTGTGTCATCGAATTTCGAATATTGCACGATATCTTTTAATTTAATATTTGAAAATAATTTAACACATGTCATATAAAACTTATGCGTTTTTTCGATAGCATTTATTTTTTCATCACATGTATCATGTTTAATATATGAAATATACACTGAATGTTTAATCATTCGCGTCGTTGCATTAAAATTAATTTGTGTGATGATGTCTGTTGTTTTTTCTCGCGATCTTGATCTCTCACGTCCACGCATTTGTTTACGAACATCATATTGTTCGTGGTCATTATATTGTTCGCAGTCATTATATTGTTTGTGATCATTATATTGTTCGTGGTCATTATATTGTTCGTGGTCATTATATTGTTCGTGGTCATTATATCGTTCGCGGTCACGTCCACGCATTTGTTCGCGGTCATCATAACGAGGTCCACGTCTGCACATTTGTTCGCGGTCATCATAACGAGGTCCATGTCTGCACATTTGTTCGTGGTCATCATAACGAGGTTCACGTCTGCACATTTGTTCGTGATCATCATAACGAGGTTCGCGTTTACGCATTTGTTCACGTCCATCATATTGTTGATGCGATAACGTATAATTTGGTTGATATTTTTGTGGAAAATTTTGTGAAAACTCAAATGACGAACCACGTGGACTATCATAGTACTGTTCTGATTGTTCGCGCTGAATATGTTCTTGCATTTGCTGTGAATATTCGTCTAAATATTTCTTATAGTTGTCAAGTTTTTGCTTATATGCGTCCATGCTTTTGTTATGTAAAGATTGTGCGATGTAATTTATTGTAACATATGTATAAATTGATTATATCAAGCATTTATATATTTCAATTTTTTTTGATACATAACAAAAAAATTGAAATATATAACGTAAAAAGTATAATATTAAATAAAAAACTCTAAAAGTAATAAAAGAACAAATATGGCTTACAATAAAAAAGAACAAATGGTGTTGGACTTGATGAGGAATGAAGCCCCAAAACGTGCCAAAATTCCAAATGCAAATAATGGACACGCAATTATGTCATGCCTGATACTGAATAAAAATTATTGTCTTTTACAAGGTTGGCTATAACAAATATGAAACGACAATGAATCACGGAACTATACATGCAGAAGTTGACGCAATGCTTAAATTACCTAAACAACAAAATAAAACATATATTTCGTTGTGTGTTTTTACGACGAACAAACATGGTTCAATATTGCGAATGAGCATGTGTTGTGACAATTGTATGAGAAGCATAAAAATAATCGGAAATAAAAAAAACTATGTGGTTAAAAAAATATATTATATTAACGAAAACGGAGAACTTTCAACGTTTTAATTTATTTGCTACGCAATTTTTTATTAAATATGTTTAATCCATAAATCAATTATTTAGTGTGTATATCCTAGTTAATTTAACTGTTCGGTTACTTTTTCTTTTATGGTTTTAATATTGTCATCATATTTATTCCTTATTTGTGATATAACATTTGCTATATGTTCACTGTCTGATATTTTTATCTGAATATTTTTATTATAACCATTTACAATAATGGTAAAGCTTTGCTTTATTATTTAGTTCAATGCTGAAAAGCATGACCCGCCTTTAGGCTTGCACGCTTCGCGTAAACTAGCCTTGAAGGCTTGTCGCGTTGAAACAATTAGTCACTCTACTCATTCTTCCGGTGAAACATTTGCATTCCGTATCCTCCATCTCGATATTTATTATGTTTAATATTTCATTTTTATGTTCATGATTAATGGTCAATGATATTACATTCAATAGTAATTCATTAAATGTGATCCCAATAATTGAGTGTATGTCTTTATTTCCCATGTATTCGAACAATAATTGTTTCGTCTTTTTATTTAATATATCGTTATTAATTATAAAATTAATTAATTGATCATCATTCATAGTTGGTTTATGAGACATGACATGATTGATACTTTTTCTGATGCATTCTTGAATATTATGATTATGTACAGATTGAGAATCATTATAAATTTCTTGACTATTTCGATGTGTTCGCTGCAATCTATTTATAAGACGTTGAACATTTGGTGGTATATATTCTATTTCATTATTACGGTAATAAAATGTTTGCAAATTAATTAATTGCCCTATTTCTGATGGTAAAACTGTTAATTCATTATAAGAACAGTCAAATATTTGTAAATTGATGAGATGTCTTATTTCTGGTGGTAAAATTGTTAAATTATTACATGAACAATCAAATTTTTGCAAATTAATCAATTGTTCTATTTATGGTGGCAATGTTGTTAATTCATTGTATGAACAATCAAATATACATAAATTGTTCAATTGATTTGTAAAACCTGTTAATTTATTTTTATTACAGCACAAATTTTGTAAATTAACAAGATGTCTTATTTCTGGCGGAATATGATTAAATTATTTGATGAACAGTCGAATGTTTGCAAGTTAGTTAATTGTTTTATTTCTGATGGCAGTGTCATTATTTTATTATGTGAACATATTAACACGTTAAGATTTTTTAATTGCATCGTAATGCTTAATGATTCATTGTCAAATAAAGGCTGTATATTTGTTAATTTATTTTTGCTACAGTTTAATTGTTGTAAATTAATCAATTTATTCATGTGTTTAGGTAATTGTTTTAATCTATTATCATGACAATCAAATATTGCCATGTCAGTAAAATTATTAAATAATAAGATATCTAACGAATTTAATTTATTACTTGAACATTTTATTGTGCGAAAATTAGTAAGCTTATTAAATTCTTTTGGCAATGCGGTTATGAAATTATTAGAGAAGTCAAATGATTTTAAACTGCATAATTCATCAATATTTTTTGGGAAGCTAGATAAACAATTATATGAACAATCAAAATTTGTTAATTTTGTTAATTTGTGTGCATTGAGTATATTCATATGATTTAAAATTTCATCGCCATCGTTCAAACAAATTGAATTGTTTGGTACATCGTTAAAAAATGTTCGTAAACTATTCATATTGTTGCGTGAACAATTTAAATTACGTAATTCGGTTAAATTTTTTATTCATGATGGCATCACAATTTTTTTTTAAAAATATAATGTCAATGTCAAGTTCAAAAAAAATAAATATTCACATGTTGACATAATAAATAATATACCTCAATAATTTATAAATAATGAACATGTTATTAAAAAAATGTTATCATATTCGAGTCATGAATTTAAACACATATATGAAAAATGATAAAAATTTTATATTAAATATTATGAAAACATCGTCAAATTTTCGTTACGATGTTTATAACTATTTATCACGTGAATTAAAAAATGATGATGAATTTGCGGTGCTGTTAATAAATATCGATAAAAAAAAGAGTACAAAATAAAAGAACTTACATATTTTACAAAAACATTATTAAATGATCGAGTTTTTATGCTTGATATTTTTAAAAATAACATGTCAGGACCACAAGAAACAATGCAATTATTAATAAATATGAAACATAATTATGAATCTAACATCGAATTTAATAGATAATATATTTTATATTTTTCTAAAACTTATGGCAGCAATATTGTGAAACATTTAAACGTAAAAATAAAACATAACAAAGAATTAATGATGTTCGCAATATCGCATAATTTTCATATATATGACGCGCTACCAATTGGATTAAAAAATGACAAAGATATCATTAAATGTGCTAAAGAAGCAGGATGGAAAAATAAAAAAAATAAATACAATCAATAATATGTTAAATTAAATATCACATTAGCTATGTGAACAATATGCTGATTTATATTTTTTTGATTTATATCATCACGCCAAATGATATCACATAACAATTCTACCGCTTTTTTTTCATCATATGGTTTTAATTCTGGTTTCATGTCATGTTTTTGTCTATGTTCTCTTTCTTTTTTTATGAATTCGCGTTTAATTGACATAATGTTTTGTAATTGTCCATAATATGTCGTGTCACTTTTTACGACCCAATCAAAAAATGCCTCAACGGAACAATCATCACAAAAGAAATTTATTTTATTTCCAATTGTAATAATTTCATCATCATGACTAAAATTTAATATTTTTTGTTTAAATATATACCCAGCAATTTTATTTCCAAGATAGCCAGCTCTTATTATGTTTGTTCCATGTATGTTTCCAACATTTGCTAAATCAATTATGACATGATTTGTTGGATAAAATTTAGCATCATTTGGTAAAAACATTTGGATAAACATCGAGTCATATCCTTCATCTATATCTTTTTGTACGACAATTTCGTGTATGTTATGTATGGCGTTCATCATATCATTTTTATTATTTTGTTTACCCCGTATATCATATAACGGGTCATAATAACGAATGATAATGTTTGAATATCTCGTTTTTATTTGTTCATAAATATTTTGTCTAATTGAATCATAGTTAAGACATAATAATAGCGTATCTTCATCGATTGACCAATTTGCAATGCCAGCCACGTATACATAAAATGTTTCATCGTGCAGATTCATTTAGTGTATATTGTTGAAGGTTGATCACGCAGATGTTATGTTATGTATTGGTGTTTTATTGTCAAATATGGCATATAATGATGGTCAATCATTATTATATTCAATTTTTATCCATAAAATTGAATATTTAAATACGTTGATATGCTTTGTATAAACATATAATATTAATACAAACACAGTTAACGTATTATGGAACAGACTAGCGAAACAATCATACACCCGGATGAAGAAGCTGACACATCTGTTTTTGATCTTTCAAAATCACTTTACCGCATCAAAATTGGAATGTCCAACAAAACTCAAGAACCAAAAGCTGCCGAATCTCAAGAACCAAAAGCTGCCGAATCTCAAGAATCAAAAGCTACTGAAACTCAAGAACCAAAAGCTGCTGAAGTTAAATTAACAAAAAAAGAAAGAAAATATCTGACAATGTATTGGGCGGTTGAACTTGATAATGGTGTTTTTGATAATGAAGAAATTAAAAAAATTTTGGATGAACATCCAAGTCTAATTAAGTTGGGAAAAATTCATTCGACCTTGCTATTTGTTGGAAAAAAAATAAATAAAGATGAAGAAATATTTTTATCATTTGCAGAAAAAGAATGTTGTGTAACAATTGACAGTTTTGGTTATTCTGATGATGCAATGGCTCTTAACATAAAATCAATCATATGTGATGATAATGTTGTACCATCTTTTGCTACACGACAACATGTAACGATGGCACTAAAAGAAGGGGTGGCTGCTAAAGATTCAGTCAATACATTGCTTGGTGACGGTACTGTAAAATTATTGTCTACAAATATTACAATCACTGGCAACGTTAAGCGATATATATATTAATACTATTATTTTATTACTTATTTATAAATAATAAAATATAATTGTTATTGATTATTACCGCTGGGCATCACAACATGTGTAATTTTAGGATTAACATTAGCTTTAACATCACTGTTCAATAAAGAATAATCATGTTTTTTATGAAAATCATAAAAAATTTCGAGCATCAATAATGAATTTCCGCCAATATCTTCATTAATAAATTCTTTAGTAAGATTAAAACCCATAAATAAAAGCTATTCTTTTTGTATTTCGGACATTTTCACAATGTTATACATCAGCAAAATATTCAACACCATTTGGTAATAATTTTATTTCGTTGCATAATATGTGTGCATTTTAATGTTTTGTGTGCACAAACATATTGATTTATCACATCAAAAAAATTGAAATAGTAACAGTATTGCACATATATATTACATATTGAAGCATACATACACACAAATAATATCATTATTATGGCTGCACTAACGAATCCAACAACATTTTTCGAAGATGTCTCAACTAAAATTGCGCATCCTGCTATTTTGTTAATCGACTCATCTGGCTCAACTAAACAATCTTTCAACACTGAAAATACTATTTTTGAACAGATGACAAATATTGTTAAAACAATCAACGCAACTGATTTTAGATTCATATTTTGGAACTCAAATGCTTTTGAAAATACAGAATTTGAAAATACAGGATTTCATCAAGGGACATCAGTTATTCCATACGTCATTGGGAAAGATAAAATTAACCAACCTTTTAAATTGACCAGTTCTAAAATCACAGGGTCATGTCTAACTTTTCCGCATCTTGCATTTAACGCAATTCCAAGCGATTGGATTAATAATACTGACGCAACTCATATTTATTTTGTTACTGACGGCGAAATTGGATACCATAATTGTCCACAATATGAATTATCAGGTCTCCGATCTAAATTTGCAGAGGCAATTAAAGACTTATTTAAAAAATATAATAACATTCATCTTCACATTTTGACAGTCGAAAATAAAAAATATGATTTTAATAAAGTTGAATCAACTAAAAATATGGCTGGTGGAGATGTATATTCTATCATTCAAACAGAAGGATTAACATCATTCATAACAGAATTTACATCATATACACCAAATAATTTGGATGGACATAAACATTTTGGAAACATTATTGCGCCTGCAGGATTTATACCTTTCAATGATAAAATTTTTCCTGAATCAAAAACAAATGAATTTGTTGGCTACCTTAAAAAATTAGTAACTGAAACAGATTCCGAAGATGAATTGTTGAAAATAATCCAACATCTATCGTCAACCATCAAAGTACTCATTAAAGATAAATCATCTGCACTGCAAGAAAGTATTGTCGACATGTTTTGCAATATTTTTAATGGAACTCAAATTGATCCAACTATGGTAAATTTTATTCTTAAGGACACAGTTAAGGCAGAAATTGAAGGAAGAGCAATTATTTATTCAGAATATAGATCAAAGCTAAAAGATTTTTATAAGCAAGCACAAATGTTGTTGACGCAAAATGGAAAAAATGCTATGGGAATGGAAGGTGCATTTTTTACATTGCCGATTAATGGAAATATTATGACCGGCAGTGTTCATAATATTACTGAAAGTTACAAAGTTAAAAAACAAGAAATTAAAAACTCATGTGTCAACATTGGAGGAAATATTATTCCGGTCATATCATTAAAACAAAATCCATCAGGTATTAATGAACAATGTATTAGGCAATATGTTCGTATGGTTGTTGCACATCAGTATAAAGTAAATCAGATGGACGATATTGTATTTTTTGTTGTTCTTGGCATTGTATTACAAACTGTACTATCGGATGTTTCAGATGCCATCAAAGATTCATTTAGAAAACTTGGAACTATCATGTTAAAGAAAAAAAGAATGAACACTGATATGACTGAATTAAGCAGACTTGAAAATGGGGATATACCGTGTCCAAACAATAAAACAGTTAAAGATTTTCATGTCATGATGGAAACGGTCAATTCAATTATTGGTGTTCAATGCAAGCCCATGACATTATGGTATGCTATTTGTTTAGCTATGAAAAACGAACAAATGATTGCCAAACAATTGATTCACTGCAATGAATCAATTGATGAAGATTTTCCGGATATGGTTAATTATGATGAACTATTAGAAAAAATTAAAGTGGGTATTATTCCTGTGGGAGAAAAAGCCATGCCTGAAAATTTGCATCTTGACTACAAATGTGTAATTACATTGAATGATTGTTCACATGAAGGCGGTTATCGATTTTCTGCTCACGGCAACTTAACGCCACAATGTCATCCCATATTTGTACTGTCAAGAGCAGGACATAAAAGTTTACTCGAACAACCCGTTATTATGTGTCCTGTATGTTACACTAATTTGACATATGATGATTTTAATGAAATTTGTCCACTTGTTGAACCAACTGATGAAATGTTTGGAGATGATTTTGTAAATCCGTTTAAAGAAGTACCCGTTGTACAAACAGCTAAACAATTTAATCACTCAAATACATCAGCGTTTAATCGTTCAAGTTTATCTGCATCTGCACAACCAGAACCAACAAATACATCAACTGGTACATTAATTTTGATGAAAGGTGCCGTTGGAGCAGGTAAAACTACTTTCTCTAATAAACTTCAAAAACTAATTGAAGAAAAAGGTATGACATGCATCAATGAAGGAGTTGATAAATATTGCAAAACTGGAATGCCAATCCCCAACGCGTTGAATGAAATCAAACAAAAATTTAAAAGTCTTGACTATGCTGAATGTGCAACAACTGTTGTAATTATTGATACATGCGGTGATGCTAGTCCTAATTATAAAAAAATGTTTGACTATAACTTTTCAAAGTGGACTAAAATTACGGTAACGCCTAACTTAGAACATAATTACGATAAAGAATTAATCCCACAATATATGGCATGGAGTCTTAGAAATGTATTGAACCGAGAACTTCATACATCTACATCAGATTATTGGTTAAATCCTGAATCTGCCACTACAAAAATTTGTGTTGATGTGCACAGCAAGAAATGCAAAATTGTTTTCGGTAAAAAAACAAAGCCTATCATTCCTCCAGAAATTACTCTCTATAAAAGTGCAGTGATGGCAGTTATTGAAGATAATGCAAATGCATACCAATCACATATTGATAAAAATATTGATATGGACAATGAAGTTCAAAAAATCATGGCTAAAATTGATATGCTGAAATAAATTATTTTATTGCAATATATTTAATTATGTAATTTATCGTACCATAAAATAATTTGTTATCAATCACGTATCGTACATTTTGTAAATAATATATTTTTTTTAACGGTATCGACTTAAAACAGTCAACGCATAATATATGTCCACATTTTAAATATTTTATTGATGGGCTACAAAATGATTTACATAAATGACACATAGTATTATCATATACACACCTAATATATTTTATCTGTTCATTTTTTAGTTTATTACGTTGCTCAAATATAATGTTACAATAATATCACACGTAATTTCCTTTTTGTTGAAACTACCAATCCGTAAATGATTCTCCGCAAAATCTATAATTTTTGCATTTTATTTCAGGACGTGTAATGATTGTATTTATTCTAGGCAAAAATGTTCCAGGAATTAATGTATTATGTTCTTTGTATTCATAATCTCTTGCATTTTCCATTACAATTGTATTACCGTTAGTTGTTAACCTTTAGTATTTAATCTTATACGTAGTGTTTATTTATAATAATCATATAATTTATATTCAATTTTTGTTATCATCACATTGTTCAATAAATTTGGTTGTCTTATAATATTTTGGATATTTGCATAATCTAATGTGAAAATAATGCACACCTAATCCATGAGTACTAATAAATACATTTTTATTTTTTGTTAGGAACAATAATATTTCTCTTGACACGCGAATCCAAAAATATTGTTGTTGTTTTTTAGATGCATTATCCATAAAATCTTTTATTGTACTAAAATTTTTATTTTTTTGAGGAATAGGAATTATTAATAAAGTATCTTTGCTTTTATTATAAAATGCTGTTACGAGTTTATTTAATGACATGGCAATGTGTTCTATAAATGGACCAAAATTTTGATTGCTTATATTTTCAAGCTGTTCCACTTCTACAAGCTTATCATGATAAATATTTGTCAATTCACTATTGCATATGCTCGTTTCGTACATAAATCTATTTTTTATTGATTTTGGATATGATGGATATATTCCTTTTTTCCACATACATATGACTTCTTTCCATTGTATATATCGTGGCATTATATGTATAATACTATTAATTGTAAAAATTATTTTTTTAAATATATAAATAATAATTTTATAAATATTATTTTGTTTTTTTAGATATATTTTGTAATGGACATTCATACGGATATAATTTATAATTTCGCAACACAAACATATTTAGCACAATACTTTCATCAATAACAGCAACACATTGTTTACTATTTTTGGGTAATTTATTTGCGTCATATTGTGGCTCCACTTTAAATGTTTAATGATGTTATTTTACAAAACACTTTGTAATTTATATTATGAACATATTAAATCTATCATAATTCAATTTTTATTAATAACGTAAAAATTGAATTATTAACATTATTACATTATCTATAATTTATGATATGTAATAAATTGAATAAAAAATGTCAAATAATTCAAATGACGATGTATCATACGACATTGCGCGAAATATACAACCAGACAACATGTGGGTGCGTGAAAATGAATTTTTGATATGCATGTATAAATATAACATTGTATTAAAAAAAATTAATGAACCGTCATTTATGTTCGCAATTAATAGACACCCTACCACATATCAAATTCGTGTCATGAAAATTGGACCACTTGGTGAGTGTATATATTGCAAATATCAAAATTTGACTAATTCGTGTGAATATAATGATATCCGTATTTATAACTATGACGTAACTCTAATTAAAATTTATTTTGATGGAATGTATGGTACAATTAAAATAATTGTAAACGACTTTTTGAGAACGTATGAAACACATGAACTTGTATTAAGCGTGACTCACAATGTCATTTAATTTATTTAAATTAAATTTATACATTTCGTAATTTTAGTTCATATATAATATTATAATTAAATTGTTTTACATCTTTGAACATTTAAAAAGAAGAGAGTAAAGCATCTGACCAATGAATATTTTTTGTTGACGTAAGTCGGCGTTTTAAATGTTCAAAGGTGTAAAATATTTTAATATATGATAATGTATATAAGTCCTTTTTCGTTACCATAGTTAAGTTAATTTTTTTGTTAACGGATATTATTTGATTTTATGTGATTGTACTATCTATTATTTTTCGTTTTTCAATTATTAGGTTGATATCTACAACGTTATTTATTAAAATAATAAATTAATAATAGTGCATATATTGTAATTTTATTTTTTACGTAACTTATAATATCATTATTGTCTTAACAATTTGATAATTCGAACTGATTCATATGCACAATAATTTGTATTCACAACATCGATATTGAACAAAATTTGAATGCCGTATGATATTAAATATTTTAGCATATCGCGACTACATGAATGTTTTAATGCGTAATCAATTAAATTATGTTCATGATGTTCATTAAGATTTATATTATTGTCTACTACCCATTTTATCATGTTAACGTTATTTGATGCAATTGATAGTAATATCATATCTCTACTACTATATTCACTTAGACAAAGTCCTACGCATACTAACCAATTAACTGTGTCAACATCGCCGCGAATCATTGCAAAATCTAACATCATTATGCTATTTTCAATCATATCACTTTGTATATCAATTTCTGCATGTATGATATCAAATACTGATACCACACCGTTTTCTTTTTTTCGATGAAGATAACCATTGCAATATAATAAAAATATTCGTTGGTCTATGTTGGTCACTGTCATTATTTGAGTATCATTTAGTTGCTCATATGTATTATGATTCCTAAAACTAATCAGATTATGTTTTATCGCGTCAAGTTGAGATTGTATGCTCATTTTTGAATGTACGTATAATTATTATGACACAATATATAATAATTATATTTCATTTTTTTGGATGTCATTTATATACCATAAATAATATTAATAAATAATATAAATATTATAACATGCCACGTTTTAAGCCAGAAAACAATCAAGAATTTCAAGAAGGACTTAATTATTATTTTGGTGAGGACCTTACGAAACCCGCTGAGCATTTGGATGATGATATTGGAAAGCATAATGATGATAAATCTCGTGTATATATATCTACATGGGATACAAGTAATGTGACAATAATGTCTAATGCATTTGGATATGGACCAAGAACTACGTTTAATGAAGATATATCAGGATGGGATGTGTCTAACGTAAATGATATGACTCTTATGTTTAGTGGATGCTTATCATTTAATCAAAACTTAATTGAATGGGATGTATATAAAGTAAATAGTATGATGAAAATGTTTGAAAATTGTTCTGTATTTAATGCAGACATTAGTTCGTGGTCACTAAATGCTACGGTAACAAATTCTTCATTACATAACATGTTTAACGGAGCAACTAATTTTTTGACAACATATCCAACAGCCACGATTAATCCAGACATTTTATTTTTCAACAAATTTGTCCAATTTGTGCCTTCAGATAAATCTAATCTCGTAAAAGGTATTAATTATTATTTGGAAAATTCAGATGTTCTGCCTGCTGACAAAAATCGTGAAGACATTGGACGACAATCAGATAATGGTAAAAAATTTCGCATAAATGGATGGGACGTATCGTCAGTAACTGATATGACAGAAGTATTTGCTGGACAAACTACATTTAACGAAGATATATCAGGATGGGATGTGTCAAACGTAACCACAATGATATCAATGTTTAACAATGCAAGTGCATTTAATGGAGATATATCAAGATGGGAAGTGTCAAACGTAACCACAATGAAAGCTATGTTTTATAAGGCAATTGCATTTAATGGAAATATATCAAAATGGGAAGTGTCAAACGTTGTAGACATGTCACATATGTTTTCCGGCAC